AACAAAACTGCAGTCGATGGCTAGACAAGCTATGGGTGATACTCCTATTAATCTATCTAGTCCAGATGATAGGAGTGTTCTTTTATATTCACGTAAAGTAAAAGACAAACCTCTCTGGTCGATGACATTCAATCTAGGTCAGGAGATGAGGGGTAACACAATCAAACCTAAGCTACGTAGGCGTATGAAGAAGAATGATTTCATTCGTAACGTGAGGAACATGACTGACATTGTCTACAAAACTGTAGGTCAACAATGTGCAGGTTGTCTTGGTCATGGCAAGGTCAGACCCGTCAACAAGAATGGTGAGCCAAGTAAAGTATTACGGATATGTAAGCCATGCAAAGGTAGGGGTACTAGATACACAGACACTAATGAGGTAGCAGGCTTTAAGATTGTACCTCGTAATCCAAAAGATACTGCATCTGCAGGGTTTAAGACTGACAAAGTAACCCTCGAGGATAGATCAACTGAACTAAGTGGTGATGCCCGTGAGTTTTGTGTAGCCTACTCTAGATACAATGCCATTCGCACCTATCTATCTACCTTTGTTGAAGGCATGAAGAACAATGTCGATGATGATAACTTCATCCATCCTGAGTTCATGCAGTGTGTTACTGCAACGGGTAGACTATCTAGTCGTAATCCTAACTTCCAAAACATGCCACGTGGTTCTACCTTTGCCATACGTAAGATAGTCGAAAGTAGATTTGACGGTGGCTACATACTTGAGGGCGACTACTCTCAGTTGGAGTTCAGAGTGGCAGGGTTCTTAGCTAAAGACCCACAAGCATACGACGATGTTCTCAAGGGAACTGACGTTCATAGCTACACTGCATCTATAATAGGGTGTTCAAGGCAGGATGCAAAGGCACACACGTTCAAACCTCTCTACGGTGGGGTAAGTGGTACTCCAGCACAACAAGCCTACTACACGGCGTTTAAAGAGAAGTACGAGCAGGTAGCTGAGTGGCACAAGGAATTAGAAAAGGAAGCAGTCAAGACTAAAGAGATCAAACTACCGTCAGGTCGTGTCTATTGTTTCCCTGATGCCAAGTGGACTGATTGGGGGGCAGCCACGAACAGAACTGCTATCTGTAACTACCCCGTACAAGGATTTGCAACTGCTGACTTGCTACCTATTGCCTTAGTTGAGCTAGATAAGGTGATGAGAAAATTAAGAATGGAGTCAGTCATATGCAACACAGTACATGATTCAATAGTACTTGACGTACATCCTGATGAAAAAGATCAGTGTATTAAGGTATTATCTGAAGCCATGTTATCTATTTCTGATGGCTCGAAAGCTAGGTATGGCTTAGAATACGACATGCCAATAGGAATAGAATTAAAAATAGGAAATAATTGGCTTGACTTGCATGAAATACAGTAGTAAGGTTAGTTACATTTTAAATAAACTTAAAGGAAATAAAAATGGAATCAAATGAAATGACAATTGGAAACGAAATGGATCAGTTAGTATCAGCTTTTAACGATGATGATACTGCTACGTTTATGGAACTAACAGGACAAGCTAAGGCAACATCCAACGTTGGACTACCAAGATTGAACATTAACTATGACACGGAGACAGACGATGGTACTGCCTTGACACGTGGTTCGTGGAAGATGTTTGTAGATGGTGAGTTCATCTACGCTAAAGATGTATTGATCAGACCTATCTTACGTACATTCGAGTGGAGTGTATATGATATGGAGCAGGGAACTTTCTCTTGCAAGTCAGTACAGAAGCCTACATTGGCAGGAGAATTTCCTGACTCATCAGCAGGCAACAAGTGTGGTAGATTATCAATGAAAGAAGAAGAGGTTCTTAATGATGATGACCCACTCAAAGTAAAGTCACGTTCTGCAGTGTGTAACCAAGTTATATACGGTCAGATAAGTGGTGACTTCACTAAGGCAGATGGCACAAAGGTAGATATAAAGGATAAGCCTTTCGTATCTTACTTCAAGCGATCAGGCTTTAGACCTATCAGAGATTTCATAGATGGCTTAACTAGACAGAAGAAGATCATGCAAAAGGTTGTTATTAAGTTAGCGACTAGCAGGGTCAAGTCAGGTTCAGTTGTTTACTATGTACCTGTTCCGACTCTCCATTCGGAAGTACAAGTCTCGGATACAGACAAGACATTGATGAAAGATTTCTCAGAGACTGTAAAGGCTCACAATGAGAACATTTTAATTCAGAACAGAGAAGCTTTGAAACTCATTTCTCCTAGTGAGGAACAAGACTTGTCGGCTGATTTCAATGTTAAATCTGCTTAAAATCCAAGACTACATGCAAAGAGCAACTAGGGGGGAAGTCACGGTCTCCCCTAGTGCTATTAAAGACTTTGCAAAAGAGTGTGAAGAGTCTGTAGAAAGACAATTAAATAAAGAACGTAAGTTCAGTATCCGTATGTCAGGACTAGGTAGACCCTTGTGCCAACAGTTGCTAGATAGGCAGGGTCTCAAAGAAGACATGGACTACAATGCTTTGTTTCGATTTATGTTTGGTGACTTGGTTGAATCCGTCATCGTGCTTATCATGGAACAAGCAGACGTAGATATAGTAGATAAACAAAAGGCAGTTAAGCTAGACATTGGTGGACACACAGTAACAGGCACACTTGATCTTATCTTGAGAGATGAGATGGGCGTAGAAAAAGTTTGGGATGTTAAGTCTGCAAGTGAGTGGGCATTTAAGTTTAAGTACACAGGATTTGGTGGTTACGATAAGATAAAAGAAGATGATCCCTTTGGTTATATAATGCAAGGGCATCTGTACGGTGAAGCTACGGGTCTACCGTTTGGTGGGTGGATTGTTGTAAACAAATCTAGTGGCGAGATTGCTATGGTGGAAGCACCTGATTGGCAAGAAGAAGATAGAAAAGAATATTTAAAAGATGCAGAGGTAAGAGTAAAAAGATTACTTGATCCTAACCCTGACTTTGTAAAACCATTTAAGTCTGAGTTTGAGACGTACAAAGTAAAAGGTGAAATCATAAGAACAGGTAACAAGACCCTACCTAAGATATGTGGCATGTGTGGATACAGATCACATTGTTGGTCGAAGTCACAGTTACACGATAAGGTAATATCTAAGGCTAAGACACCACCTAAAGTGTGGTACGATGTTTTAAAAAAGAAAGAACTCTGATGTCGGCTATCTACCTGCATACCTATCAAACCAAGTTGCTTGAGTTGAACGAGAACTTGTACCACGTGTACATTGAGTCTCACAAAGGTATTGGTGGTGGTAGAGACATAACATTCCTTAGACAACATGACAGAGGTATACCTTTGACACTCAGAGATAACTTCTCTGAACACGGGGCAGTAACTCCTGAAACAGAAGCTAGAGACATTGTCAAGGTAGAGAACGAGTTTCAAACAATAAACTATAGCCTTAACTACGGAAAGATTTTATGTGTGCCGATATATCCCCTGCTAGACGAACTCACTATAATAGAAAAACAATCCCCGAAGATGGCAGGATATATAAACAAACGCCTAGAATCATTGAGTTGGAAAATCCGTGTGGGGAGAACATAGTGGCTAAACAAAATGCAGGATACCGATCTAAGTTTGAGTTAGCGTTGGCTAAGAAACTTATTGATAACAAAATAAAATTTGAGTACGAGAAACACAAGATAACATTTGTACCTAAGATACGTACCTACACTCCTGACTTCTACATTCCTGCTACGGGTATATACATTGAAGCTAAGGGGGAGTTTGATAAGGCAGACAGAGTTAAGATGGCTTTGATAAAAGAGCAACACAAGAAGTTAGATATACGTATGGTGTTTATGAACGCTAGAAATAAAATCTACAAAGGAAGTAAGACTACCTATGCTGATTGGTGTCTCAAGCACAACTACAGATGGGCAGAAGGATCAATACCTATGGAGTGGCTAAAGAAATGAAAAAGAAAGATATGAATACAATGATGTCATTGGAAAAAGATAAGTACTATGTCATTATATCTGAACTGCCAGACGATCAGTTTCATCTGGTTGCCTACGATACAACAGGCAAGAAGTACAAGACCTTTGAAGATCACACGGTTGCATCAATCATGCACGAGGGTGTAATGGCTTTGCTACGTAGACGGGGTGATGAAGTGTTTCGTTGTGGGGAAGCTGAGATAGAGTTTAACTTCTCAGCCAAAGAACTTCAGATAGAGTATCAAGATGAAACAGGAGAAAAGCTTGACTTACCTGAAAACGTAGTTAAAGTAGACTTTGGTAAAGAACAGTAGTGAGACATATAGAGTATATGATGAAGAGATTAGAAGAAGAAGACATGGTTAATAGTCCTGCTCACTACAATAAAGCAGGAATCGAGACTATTGACATGATAGAGTCTGTCACAGGTGATGGATTTGAAGCGTATCTTCAGGGCAACATTCTTAAATATTTGTGTAGATATAAATACAAGAATGGTGTAGAAGATTTAGAGAAAGCAAAATGGTATTTAAACAGATTAATTAAGACAATAGGAGAAGACGAAGATGGCATCTAATATGTTACCAACCTCATATCAAGAATTTATACATAAGTCTAGGTACGCTAGATGGATGGAAGAAGAGGGAAGAAGAGAGAATTGGGGCGAGACAGTCAGTAGATATGTAAACTTTATGGCTGATACGTTGATGGAGAAACACAACTACAAGATAGATAAAGTTGATAAAGAAATGATGGAAGACTACATTACTAGCTTGAGTGTAATGCCATCTATGAGAGCAATGATGACTGCAGGTGAAGCACTCAAGAGAGATAACACTTGTGGCTACAATTGTAGCTACCTGCCTGTAGACAGTCCAAGATCATTTGATGAAGCTATGTACATACTTATGTGTGGCACAGGTGTAGGTTTCTCTGTAGAAAGAGAGAACGTAGACAAGCTACCTATCATTAGTGAGAACATGCAGGAGTCTGATGTTGTTATCAAAGTGGAAGATAGTAAAGCAGGATGGGCAAAGGCGTACAGAGAGTTAGTAGCTTTGTTGTACTCA